CCCATTAAAGCTAATTCAATAATCTGTGGCTCTATTTTCAAAAGATGTAAAACTTTCTTTACAGCTGTTCCGCCAGGCGTTCCCTGCGAACAGATAACAGGCAAGCCATATCCCTTTGGGTTTTTACTCAATAGCCCTGTTTTGTAATGAACCGAACCATCAGTAATTCTAACCACCTCTTTACCCTTTGGGACGCCAAAGTATTCTCTTCCTATCGGTGTGTTTGCGAATTTTAATAATAGTTTTTTATTCATAAAATTAGCTTCTCACGAAAGCCCGCACAAGGAACGGGCTTTAATAAGGTCTAATCTTCTTCTGAAACTGCCACACAGCCCCATTTACTTGCCACAGAGTCCCAGATAAACCCTACCGTAAGAACTTTGCTTATTGTGGTAGTAGTCGGCAAATCCATTCCTTTTGCCTCAAATGAAGTTCCCCAGGTAATAGCTCTGGCTGTTCCATCATCTTTAATCCGTATCATTAGCTTCTGCCCGTTCACGGGAGTCCCTGAAAGATTTGTGGTAAATGAAGTAATTGCCGCAGCTAAAGCGGTAATAGAGTGAAGGTCTGTATTATCTACATTAATTGTCGGAGTTGCAGAGCTAACCTCTGTGGTGACTCTCGGGGTTATTCTGACTGTTCTTGGGTTTTTGAATGACATATTATGATACGCCTAATACTGCGTCTACTTTTAATAAAGAATTGGTAAGAGTTCCTACTCCTTTGGCGGAAACCTTAATAAGGTGGGCTTTAATCGGAATGGCTAAAACATAGTTGCCGCTTGCCTCAAGTTTATGAATGCCAGCGCTTTCAACAGAATTAGCCCCGGAAACAGCTGAAAAGGTTTCTTGATAATAGGTTACTCCGTCAAAAGAATACTCAACCTTTATTTCGGCCCGAGTAAGAGACCCGAGAGTAAAAGCCAGGAACAATTCTAACTGATTGTATCTCTCACAATCTGATAAAACCGTGCCAGCAACATAAGCGTTTGTTAAAACCGCAGATGCCCTCACTGCCTTGATTTCATAAGTTTGCGTAATTGGATTTGGCATAATTTAAAGTTAATTTATTATTTGCGGCCTTGTCTTGGAGATAACATCCTATTTGCATACACCTTTTAACAAAAATGCTATACTTCTTCGTTCCCTTAAATTTGTTACATTCCCAGCAACAAGAAACCACATTGTTCAAGCTATATTCCCCTGAACTGTTTATTCTATCCAGCCCAATTGTATCAATTTGTTTCCCACAATAGTGGCAAGGTTTCTGCCAGAAAGTCATAAACTGCCTAAATGTTAAATTAAATCCTATCTTTCTGTATTTGGCGCTGCTTTTATATTTCTGGAATTTACCATTTGGCGTTCTTCTTCTCTTCCTGTCATTCTGTTTAATCTTATCGCTATTTCTCAGGCGCCAATTTCTGTTATTCTCATTTATTTTATCTCTGTGATGCAAACGATATTCTTTTATATATCCCTTCATATACTTTCGCTTCACTTCTTTTCCTTTCTTGCTTGTCCTGTAGCGCTTTTGGATCGCTTTGTCTTTTTCGGGATTCTTCTTCCTCCATTCCCTAAGATACTCTTTTGAATTTGTTGACATAATAATTAGTTATCTTAATTATTTTAATCTTGGGCTGGAGGGGAGAGATAACCCCCCCTCCAATTACTTCCGTCGAACCCAAGCAAGACCACAGGGAAGGTCTTTTAGTTCGGTGTAATTGCAACCCCGACAAAAGCTGTGTCAGCCCCTCCGTTCATACTCAATCCAACAACTGTCAACTGATCGGCAGTAGTGCAGAAACTTGTGGAGTTAGTAGCAGGATTGACAAAGAATAAGGAACCCTCTACTAAACCAGTAACGGAATTAACTGCGTCATCAATGGCTACAGCTCCAGCCGAGCTAATAAGCGCGTTATTGAATACAGGATTCTTCCAGATATTACCAAATGCCAGCGAGTTTGTGTCGTAAACGTGAATATGCTCATAGTCAGCATCTGAACTCGCTACCACAAAATAACAATCCTCAAAGATATTGTGCTTCATCCTTGCTCCTCCGCCCGTGCCCTTAATCAATAGTCCGAACCTGGCCGCTGCCATAGTCACCCAATCAACTCCGAATTTACAATTCCTCCAAGTTGTAGTATCTCCTCTTGCCTCAACGTGTGATACTCCAGCAACATCCAGATCGCTAAATTTGGCAAATTGGCAATTGGTATAAACAGTGTTCTCTCCAGCGTCCCACAGGGCTGTTACGCTATTTTCGTGCGTGCCTGCATTTGTGATATAGACATTGGTAAACCTATTGCCATACCCCGTAACTTTAATGGTTGCGGCATTGTCTTCAGTATTGGCTGTTGCGTTTAGCTGAATTTCTGGCTGTTGGTCAACAGCTCCGTCTGCTCCCATACCCACGACGTGAATCCTATTCTTTGCCCAAGTAAGCATTTCTGTTAATTGGTGGTGGTTTCCACCTGCAGACAAAAGAATAACATCATTCTGGTTAGTGGTAGCAGCGGCATAAGCGGCAGCTAATGTACTGTAAACAGCCGCAGTTCCGTCCGGGTAATCGGGGTGTTGTTTCGCAAATTCTACTCGTCCGGCATCACTTGCATGATAAACCCAAAGCATTTTCCCGGTTGTCTTATACTTTAATCTCGCGATAAACACTGGGTCTTTCATATATTCCCTTACGGCGTTGGCTAAATCACTTGAAAATTTACTCATTTTGGTTAGCAAACATCATAGAAGAGTGTCGCATCTCTGATATTTGCCTGATTAGATTAATAATCTTGCGACCTTTTTAAGTCAGAAGGATTACCCTCGGGCAATCCAGCTCAACTGTTCGTTTATAACATTCAGATCTGTGTCCAGCCCTATAACAAATCCTCCCTCGCTAACGGTAATTCCAAGGGTGGTGATAAGGCTTCTTGCCCCGTCAACACCGGTCTTAACTCCGTATCCGGCAGTCATTCCCTCAAACCATTCCATCATAATTCCAGCGGTAGTATTAACAACTTTCACATAGCGCGGCTTAAAGCCGCAGTCGATAGTAATAGCAGCGGCCGTGTCATCTTCAATATATCTTCCAACTGCTCTCTGCACGACTCCTGCGTCTGGTGTTTGTGATTGTGTTGCAGCCATAGTAATAAGTTAAAATTAATAATTAAGCGTCCAGCTCCGGCTTGCTCCCCTTAATTTTCAAGGGATGCTCTAATGCCTTTACCGTCTGCTTTTGAGATTCCATTATTACATCGGCAACCTGCTCGGGAACATCAACATAAACCCCTTTGGCTACATTTAATCTATAACCATTAAGGATTACGCTCATTGTAGTTCCACTCTTTTCTTCTCCTATAAGCGGAATAAGGACCCGGACTTTTGGCTGTTTAGCCAATCTTGCCCTCATTAGTTCCGCCTTGCTGCCGACTGGGACATGTTGCTCTTCGACTCCTGGAGCAACAACCCTCAATTCTTCTTCCTTTTCTTTAGGCATTTCTTCTGTTGGAGCTTGTTCTTCTGCCTTACTTGAAGGTGTAGTCAAGCTATCAAGAAGCCCCAAAAGAAGGTCTTTTCTTTCTGCCTTCTCCCAATTTGGAATTCCTTGCTTTTTAGCCATCTTTCTTAAAGTGGCCGTTCTTCTCTTCTTTAAATCTTTTAATGTGGTCATATAGTTTCAATGCGAGGGGACTACCGAAGTAATCCCCTCAGTCCATTAAGTTACAGCGTGTTCTAATCTAAGCATCCAGGCCTCGTTCAGAATCTTAGCTACAAATGTAGCTTTCCATCCAGAGGTTTGCCTCTGGTTCAAAGGATCAGCGGATCCAGCAGAACCAAGCGGCTTAATAATGTTTTGAACAGCAGCTCCTGAAATTCGGGTAACGCCATAAGCGTTAGCGCCTAAAATAAGGGTGCCGTAAACATCAATACTGCCCGATCCTGCGTCTTCGAATACCTTAGCGTTAGTGGTTTCAATAAAGCGGACTTCATCTAACGCTCCGACTTCGCCCTCTAATGCTTTCTTCTGCCCGTATTCTTCAATTCTTACAAATCCGGGAACATTCTTTAAGTCAAAGGTAGTGTTTGGGTGAACAATACCGATATAGCAGGCAGGAACGGGAGAAGTGTTGAACCCATCGCTTGGGTCAACTTGCGAAGTAATTCTTTTCGCAAGATTGACTTTAAGGGTCTTAACTGCCTCCCTTACCTCTGCCATAGTAATTTTCATAGCAGAAGTGACTTCATCCCTTGCGGCTGCGGTAGAGGCATACTGAATAGTTGTTCCAGCTGCTAAAACATTTCTGGTCAATTGGTCAATAGTATCCGCATACTGAATTCCTAACAGCTCAGCGGTTTCGGTCAAAACTGGGTCCAATGTGGTCAATACCAATATGTCAGTCAGGGTGACATAATCACCATACTGGGAAACGGTTGCCGTGATATCGGTGATTGCCAATTGGCTTCCAGTTGGGGTAACACCTTCGGTCAATGCAGTTGTCGCAGCACTCAATAAAGTGTATTTGCGAAACTTGATTGTCTTAGTATTGCCCTTGGGGATATCCCTGATTTGCGCCCATCTTGTGTGGACAAAAAGAGGGATGGCTTTGCGAAGTAACGCACGGTCATAAAAGTTATTTATGGCGTATGTAACCTCGCCGGTAGTGGTTAATGTTGGCATATTTTACTAATTACGATTAATAATTTCAGAATTGGCGTGTGCGAACCTTGTGCAATAGTTGCCCAAAATCCTTATCGCTCATATTTGTAACATCAGGAATTTTGGCAATCTTCTTCTGCCTCTTCTGAGTTCCGCCAGTTGCATCTCTTGCCGCCTCGTCATCTGCGGCTTCTTTCTTCTCGGCTTTTTTAATGCCCTGCTGGGCTAAGCCTAAGAAAATAAACTCAACTGGCACATTTTGATAAGCAGGGTGGTTCATATACTTCTCAATCTTTTTCTCAAGTTTCTCGGCTGGTTCGCCGTATTTCTTAAGAACTTCACTTAATTCCTGCCTATCGGACTGGCCCCTTACTTGGTCGAGAACCGGCTTCACAGCCCTATCAATTCTACTCTGAATAAGTTCTCTGCCCTCGGGGCTAAACTCGTCGTCTTCTTCTTTCTTATCTTTCTCTTCCTCTAACTTCTTTATCTTCTTCTCTTTTCTTTCAATAATATGGTCTTTTGCGCTTCTTCTTACGGGAGGCTCTTCGTCTGCCTCTGCCTCAATCTTTTCGGGTTCCTTTTCTTCCTTTGTCTCTTCTGTCTCTTCTGTCTCTTTTGTCTCGAGATCCCCTTTCAGGTTCTCGGAATCCTTGTTAGGATCTGGCATAAAATCTCTACTCGCCATCTCGTATAGATATGCCGAAACTATATTTATGGCGGATGTCCTCAGCGCGGACTAAGCGCTGGATAATCAAATATCTAATTTATAAGGAACTATTTTTCATATGGATCCAATTCGGGAGGAAACTGCTCGACTTCCTTAAATTCATTTATTAAATCTTCAGGCAAACTAATCAATCTTACCCTATCGTTTCTCTTGCTTTGAAGCCATTCAAGCGTATCGTCTTTGTTCCACTCTATTTCTCCGTGCAACTTTCCTTCTGTTTCTCTTACATTTTCTTCAAGGGCTTTCCGGACAACCTGCCACCCCAAATTATCTTTAAGCTGAACCAGGGCAGCAATAATTGCGTCTCGCCTCTCTATCTCATCCTTGAATTTAATTGCCTTTGCCATAATTTATTTTATCAAACTAATAATCCTTGTAAGCCCCTACACATTCGCCTCTACGGCCTGCTGTTGCCCCTTTTCCGCCCCTCCAGCCGTAATTGAAGCCCTCCCTACACGCACTGGCTGTTCTGCGGTTCTTGGAGCAGAAACAGGGCTGAATTCTCCCATCGGCTGCTGGACTGGGAATATCTCTGGCCTTTCTTTCTTTTTCATCATCATTAGTTTATGGGCTTCTATATGGGCATACTTTGCTTTCTTGTCTAATGCCTTATTGTGAATTTCAATGTGAACAATATCATCATCAAGCGGATGAACCTTTGGTAAATTATTTTCGCTAATCTGCTGGTTCTCATCTTCCGCCCTCATTTCATCAATGGTTGGCGGAAACATTAAAACCATTTCCTGCTTTCTCATTCCTAATATCTTTCCCATCTTTCTGTTAACATAGCGGCGATTAGTAGTCGGGTCTTGTATTACTATCTGGGCAAACATTGAAAACTCGCCATACTTCTTTCTCCTTGCCATTTCAGCCGCCTCTTTGCTTTCAATAGTTACATCGGGGTCAATCATAGCAATAATATTTTCCCTTGTAAGCCCTCTCCAAACAGGGGCAAGCGGCCCCTCAATTCTTATAATCTTTTCGTCAATTTCGTCTTTAAAGTGTTTTTTATACAGAAAATACCATTGCCTCCAAAATCTCTTTTCCGACCAGCCGAATATCTTGGCGGACAATGAATGCCTTGCCCCGCTTCCGGCAACAACTTCTTCTGTTTCGCCAAAAGTCCTGGACTTTCTCGGCTGAACTCCCTGAACTACTTCTGGAGCGGCAGTTGCCTTTTCTGCCGCAGTATTCAGGATGTCTAATATAAGATTAACCTGCTGATGAAATAACGATTTCTGAATAGGCATCACCGTATTATTTACATCTCCCCCTACGGCTACAAATTTATTAAACCCGAATTTCAAATCCCGGGTGTTTTTAATCTTCCTCTTGTTAAAAAGATACATTGGGTATAGGTCGGCTAATGCTGATTCCATTCCCAGATTAATCATTACCGAGCGGGCCCTCTGCTTATCCTCAATTAAATCAGGAATGCTTACGCCATCCCAGCTATGAGCCATAGGAAATATTGCCCTATCAATCAATGGCCATAGTTTAAGGGGTTTTCCATCGCTGCCTTTAAGATATTGGAATCTAACCATTTTCTTTCTGCCTTCCGCCAGAGTCACGAGCGCTTTCTTGCCCTTGTAATGAGTCCACCACTCTAAAAGATTGTAGACATAATTCTCATTAAGGGCTTCCTCTTTTGCGTCTAACACCTGCAATCCCTGGGCTTCCCTCCTTGCTTTGTCCGCCTCATCTTTAATGCTCTTCACATCTTTATCCTTTTTCAACCCTGTAAGATTAAAATAAGATGGATGTTCCTCCATCTGTTTCTTAGACAATCCAATTTCCCTGCCCCAAAACCTTAAAGCCCCATATCCTTTCTGGTTGCCATTAACAGAAGTAGCATTCGGGTCTCTTAAAAAGCACATTGGGTCAACAACTTCCGCCACAGGACACATTACCCCCTCATCCCTGTCAAAATCGTTTAACAGCATTAAGCCCCTTCCAAAGAAACCCGCATCCCAATCCCAGTCATAATCCAGCTCGCCTTTCCCCATAATATTGTAATCGTGCACTGCCAAACTATTCAAATTTTCTGCTGTCTCCTCGTCTCCCTCCTCTTTGGCTCCGAAAATAACGCCAAGGGTATCTTCATAAAGCCTGGCCATTACAGCATTGAAAACAGTAAAAAGCAGAGGGTCTCCCACCTTTGCTTTATCTCTCTTCTGGTTGTTATATAGTTTTAACCTCTTAAGAGATTCGGCTCGCTTGGCTTGGGTTAATTCCCAGCACAAAGCAAACTCATCCTTGATTTGCTCAATTATTGCTTTCTGTTCTTCTTCCGATATTGGAGCTTCATCCTCTATGTTCTTATCTTCTTGTTTTGTCTCTTCTTCATTGGCCTTTTCCTGAAAGGTTTTAGGCATTATTTAGATTTCAAAATCTTTTTATAGGCGTGTTTTTCGCCAACATAAGATTTACCATTAATAAAACAAATCTTGATATAGTGAGTTTTACTCACCCTTTTGCTGCGGATTCGTCCTCCCCGCTTAACACAATTTTCAAATGCTGCCGGCATTACTTCTCCTTTAATTTGTCTATTAAAGCTCGGGCTTTAGCAATTAAAATAGCAGTCATATCCTTGACTTCTTTTTCAGAAAACGGATCTGCTTTAAGCGCCTGATGCCATTTGGGAACAACGGTAATATAATCAGAGTACAACTTATTCTTGTATATTATCAAAAACTCAAAATGCTTGTCAAGCCTTCTAATATAAATCGGGCATCTCTTGTGCTTGGTCGCCTTTAGTATTTGATAAATCATATTATTCAAACGGGTCTAATACTTTTTCTGTTCTGATTTCAGGGCTATCCCCTGATAATCTGCGGGCGGGAACAAAATCAAATTCCCTTAAAAGAATCCTACCAAGATTTTCAATCATATGGTCGTCTTTGTCCATTGGCCTCTCCATAGGGGCTTTTCTCTCTGCCGCCTTGCCGCGCCAATCATCCCACTGGTAATGCTCAAATTCGTAAATAGTCCTTTCGCAGGTATTGAAAACATACAATTCGGGAGCAAGTAAAATATCATCTCCTACTTTCTCACAGTCCAAAGCGTCTTTAATTCTCCTGTCGGCCCCCACCCTATCCTTGGTTCCCTTCATATAACTCAATCCGTAATCGTCATATAGGCGGGAGGCAAGCGGCCTATCGTCTTCCCTGTGCTGGTCAGTTGAAAAAGCAGACGGGTCTGCTATCCTCTGTTCAATGCGGTATTTGTCTTCTCTCTTCAGGGCATAGGCGGCCAACTCTGAAGTTTTCATATTTGCGTAAACTTCGTCAATTACAAATTTAGTTCCCTTCCTGTCTATGGCCAGCCAGAGCAATGCGTCAGGATTTCTCGGGTGCGGGTCTAACGCCTCAATAACCACAAAATCCTCTTTGGTAATTTTGAAGGGTTTAATAACGTGTATTTTTTTATTAAAACTCTTGAACACAAGCCCTATTAAGTGATGAAATTTGCCTTTAACCCTGGCCTGTAAGTCCTCCTCATCGTATTCAGCAATCATCTTTTCTATGTCTGAATGCTTTAACCTTCCCCTGATGCCGTGCTCAATACAATTAGCGGAAACATCTGCCTCAACAACCCCAACCCTTCTCTTATACTTTGCCAACTCTTTTATTGCCATAAGTATTAGTCTTACGATGACAATCCCGACACAATGTTCTTCCATTGTCTATGTCAAAACGCAATTCGGGATAATCAGCGAATGGTTTAATATGGTCTGCTTCTAAATAAACTGCTTTCCCCATTCCGCTCTTAGCTCCACACCAAATACAAGTATAATTATCTCTCTCAAATACAGCAGTTCTCCATAGCTTATACTCTCTTGATTTTCTAATCGTATTATTAATCGGATTTACCCCTCCTTTCCAGTGCCTATTTTTACTCCCCTGAACCGCAAGATTTGGCTTTCCCGTCTTGGTCTTGCTTATTTTCTTCTTTACCTCCTCCGTCCGAGGAATGCCCCGCCTACTTTTATTCAACCTAACAAGAAACGGATTCTTTTGTAATCCCCTCCTACCCTTGTTCCACGGAATGTTTTTTGCCTTCGCCATATAACTCATTACAATCTATCCTATCGGGAGAAGCAACAAGAGCGTCATACATCCAGGCGCTGCCCATAAGGGGCGTGGCGGTGATGAATATAATGCCACCCATTCTCATACGGGCAACAGTAGCTTTAAAGATAGCAGCTGGGGGCGGCTCATCAAACCAGGTAAATCCCAATGTGGCTGATTCAAACTCCTTTACCTGCTGCTCATAAGACATCAGTTCAAAATAAAATCCTTTATCGCTCTTCCAAACATATTCGTAGTTCTTTCCTTTTTTGTCTGTCTCGTATCTGTCTTTTGGAAACCATTTATGCAACTCTGGGACAAGAGTTTCAGCAATTGCTGTCGGGTCAGATATAACCCTCCCACGCTTGGGAAACGGCCATTTAACGAATAAAGGCAATTTCTGACCCGCCCTGTTCCCTTCTAAGGCCTTTAAATCGCCTCGGTCATACTTCCACTCAAAGGATTCTTCCCCAAACCAGCGGTTTCCAGAAGGCCCAAACATAATTTCAGCCAATATATTTACGCCTGCCGCTGTATTTCCCGTAGATATAAAATCATCTGAAATATAACAATGATTAGGATGGTCTATAAAAATATCCCCACTTTCTTCTTCGCCCACATATTCAATCTCTTTAACAAACCTATTCGCATACTCAACCGGTCTTTTACTTATTCTTTGCTTCCTCTCTATCCGCAATGGCAGAGCATAATCAAATTTCCAGTAAATCCTATAAAACAACTTATCCCTTTTTTTCGTAAAATCGTTATTAACTGTTCTCTTTTTCAATATAGCCCTTCCTCCCAACGACTTTACAACAAAACAGAAATCCTTTGCTAACCTCTTTGACTTAGTTAAATATTCATTAAATGTTCCATCTGTGTCTATCAGCCCCGCTAACAACTGCTTTCTGTCCTCCACGCCTGCTATCTTGTAAATATGTGGAATGAACTTATCCCCACTTTTCACATTTAATCCTATGCTCTCAATCTTTCTTTTTAATTCATTAAAATTATGCCCCCCCCCATCCCTCTCTTTTGATATTATCCCATAATCACAGCCTTTCCGATGAACAAGGGTGCATTTATATTCCCCAACAATCTTTTCAATGCTTGCCAAAACTTCCGCGTCTTTATTGCTAAACCCTATACCCCCTTTCCCTTTGCTCATACACCCATCTCCTATCAACGCCCCAAGCAAATATGGATGAATTGGCAACTTGCCTCTGTTTTTAAACCTTATTACTTTCGGTTGCTGGAATTTAATACTCCCGCCAACATAGTTTTGCTTATACTCTCTCAGCCATTTCACCTTTCTTTTAACTATCTTTGAATCCCTCCCACTTCTAACTTTTACGGGATAACTATGCTCATCCGAAGCAATTGCATAACCGCCATCTTTAAAAATAAATTTATATAATTTCTTTTTGCCCGCCCTGGAAACCTGTAGCACCCTGCTTGGTCTTGCTTCCCCTGTCAAATAATTATGTCCTAATACCATATCGCCAACCTGAACATCTCTTAATCTTTTCCATTTCCCATCAGCCATTAAAACAGGAGCGTTCAAACTCTTGCATTTTCCTATGCCATTAGCAGCTGATAATAAACAAACAAAAACCTTTCCAGACCCAACCATATTGATAAACTGCTCTACTGCGTGGTTGGGAGTATAAAACCTATGAGGATTTGCTTTCTCCTTTATTGCCAGGCTCTTTACCAGTTCCTCTGAGCTTGCGTCTTTCAAGCTCTTCTTCGATTTCTTCGGGTGTGATGTCTTCATATTCGTCTATGAGTTGAAACTTCTGGGCTGCATGCCTGCCCCTTAATTTATTATATTCATTGATAGCTCTAATCTTTGAGCCAATTTCAGCGCATTGAGTAATTGCAAACTTTAATTGCTTGTCTACAAAAGCGTCATTTAATCCTTCTTCTTCTAATAACTCGTTGATTCTATCCAGTATGTCAGTGTTTGTAAGTAGAACATGCGCATTAGATTTAGCCGTGTTGTAATTGCTCTTCTTGTTGGGATTTAACTCATAAGCTTCTAAATAAGAACGAACTCCATTTCCAAAAAACTCTCTATCGCTTGCGTATAAAATACAGAATCTTTCTTGTTTTAAATTCAATTTAGTTTTCTTTTTATTTCTCTTTATTTTCATAATATCCTTTTGAACCTTTCTCCCCCCATACTTTTTTAGATCTTTTCCAACATCTAAGGCAAGCATATTTCGGATCACCTGGCCTACCAGCACAAAGCTTCCAATCATGAATACCTAATTTACACTTTATCTTACCTAATAATAACATTAAATTTCTCCATAATATATAGACTTTCACTTTGAATCCCTTTTGCTGTTGGGGGAACATTTGCTCATTAACCTTTTCTATTATGGCCCGTCTTGTTGCCTGATTTCTTTTTTCAATGTTTTGGAGTCTTTTTAATTTCTTTCTTCTTCTGGCTGCTTTTAGCTTTTTCTTTTGCCTTTTACCAACGCTCTGATATTTCTTCTTAGCCATTTTAATTTGGCTCCTCAAACTTAATAGATATCTTAAGTTTGTGACAGAAGCCATACAACTTAGTAATTAACACTAAAGCCTTTGAATTAACCCCTGCCTTACCAATTAACAATCCCATGTCATTTTTATGCACCCAAACTCTCATAAGCACACCCATATCGTCTTTGTCTACCTCCACCCTTACACTATCCGGACGATACACGATCCCCCTAATTATATTCTCTAAAAATTCTTTTGCTTGCTTCATTTTAAATCTCTTAAATTATTCCACTCGACCTTTTTTTGTGGGGAGGGCAGGATATGAACCTGCACACAGTCCTGGTGTTTCAGACTCAGGACTGTCACCGGGCCACGGCGGCTCTAGCTTTGGCCTACCTCCCCGATAACTTTTTAATTTTATCCTCAAAATAAGCAAGACTTGTTATCACACTATCCCTGCGGTGTTCCTGTAAGTAATTATACCATTTTTGACCACGCTTCTCAATAATTCTGGCGTGTATTTCGGGATCTGACTTATGATGATGAGCAAAATGACAACCTGTGCATAATGGAACGCCATTTTTCAAATCATATCTTAACGCCGCGGATAAAGACTTTGGAACAAAATGATGAGGTGGGCCGGACGGCTTTCCACATACTTCACAGAACTCCCCATACTTTTTAAATATGGCTTGTTGCCATAGCTTATCTGCTTCTCTGCATTTGCGTTTTTTTTTAAGATTGTATCGTTTTTGAGATTTCATATTCCCCCTAAACGCATAATTGATATCCTCTAAAATTAGTCTTCAACAACAAATCCTAATGCTTTAAAGAAATCATCTATTTGCCCCTTTTTGATTCTTGTTTCGCCACCTCTGCCATAAAATCTTGTATGGGAAAAATCAGCGTCCCTCAAATCAGCGCCCCTCAAATTAGCGTCCCTCAAATTAGCGTCCCACAAATTAGCGTCCCACAAATTAGCGCCCCTCAAATCAGCGTCCCTCAAATCAGCGCCCCTCAAATTAGCGCCCCACAAATTAGCGTCCCACAAATTAGCGCCCCTCAAATCAGCGTCC